GACTTGTACTGGAGCACGGCGAGCTCGGAGACTTACAGCACTCTAAAATCTTTGGTGGGCACGAACATTGCGACGATCACCATTAAAGGATCGTCCGCTGTAGTGAGTGCGACTAACCCGCTAGGCACACTGTCCAACAGTTTCCTTGAGGAGCTCCCCGTCGCATACACGCTCGGAGAATTATCGACTGTCAGCGTGACGTTCATGGGCGGAACTTTCGCTTGGACTGAAACCCCGTAAACAAACCTGAACAAAGGACCCGACATGAAACTCACGATCCGATTTGATATCGGTTACGGACCCGCCACGATCACGACCACGCTCTCAACATTGGTTGCTTGGGAACGCAAGTTCAAAATGAAAACGAGTGACCTTGCCGAGAACTTCGGTATGGAAGATATGGCGTTTATGGCGTGGCACGCCGCGAAGATTCAGACCGAACACGGTCAGTCCATCCCCGTAGAGTTTGACTCTTTCGTTAACAAACTTGTGGACATTGAGATCGTGAATAGTGATTCGGGAAAAGTTACCCCAGTGGAAGTTTCAGACACTCACTAGCGCAGCTCCTAGTCCTAACGGGCTACTTCCCTGATGATGTAGAGTTTGATGTTGACGACCTCCTGACAGTCGCAGAGATCATGAAGGAGCGCAACAAATGACTATGCAAGTCCAAGGACTCGAGTCCACTTTGAAAGCCCTCCAAAAGATTCAGCCTGAGGTTAAGAAACAGTTTTTTAAGGACGCTAAGCAGATCGTAAAGCCTGCGATAGATGAGGCTAAGGGCGCGTACCGTTCGGATTACCTTTCTGGTATGTCTCGCGCATGGAAAGACAAAGATCGCGGGATCATGTTGTTTCCATATAACCAGTTGTCAGCGTCTAAAGGTGTCAAGTTTGAAACATCATTGTCTAAGAAAAAGGATGCAGTTCTTACCATTACTCAAAAGGATATTGGCGCGTCTATTTTGGACATGGCGGGCAAGCGTTCAAACAAACGTAACTTTGGTTCTAACTTGACTGCTATTAGCGATCCGCCTTCCCGTGTGATGTGGCGTGCTTATGAGAACAACGCGGGGGCTATTGAAGATCAGATGTCTAAGTCGGTTGATGAAGTCATGGCTCGAGTTAGCCAGTTGACGAAAGCGTTGGTGCTCTAATGGCTATTCGTATTCCAATCATTACGGACCTACAGGACAAAGGGATCAGGGACGCTAAGAAGGCTTTTGGTGATTTCAAAACTTCGGTTGCTAACGCTGAGGGTGGGCTAAACAAGTTTAAGGCTGGCTCCAAATCTGTTATGGATTCGGTTAAGGAGAACGCTGCAAGTTTTGCTATTGCAGGCGCAGCTGCTCTTGGCAAGTTTGCTTATGACGGTGTAAAAGCGTTTCAAGATTTAGCGTTAGGTGCCGAAAAGTTTGCTACTGCTACAGGTTTAGCAATTGAGGACGCTTCACGTTATATGGAAGCGGCGGGTGACATTGGTGTCCCCATTGACGCCGTCCAGACCGCTATTGGCAAACTTAATAAGACCATTGGTGCAGACCCTGACAAAGTTCGTGACCTTGGTGTTGATCTTGTATATCTGAAAGACGGTTCATTAGATGTTAACGAGACTTTTCTTAACACTATTGATCGCCTTAAAAAGATTAAAGACCCAGCAGAAAAAGCCAAGGTAGCAGCCCAGCTCCTCGGCAAGGGTTGGCAGTCCATGTCCACTCTTATTGAGATGGGGGCCGACGATCTTAAAAAGTCTTTAGATGGTGTTTCAAAATCAAAAGTTATTGACCCGAAAGAACTTGATAGGGCTAAAGAACTTCGTGACATCATGGACACTCTCAAGGACAAAGTGGAGGATTTGTCTTTGTCAATCGGTCAGAGTCTTGTCCCTGTTTTAGGTGATCTTGGAAAAGTTCTTGACGTTGGTATGGACGTCCGTAACGTCTTTAAGAGTATTCCGGGTGCGACTTGGATGTCGGAAAATTTGACACCGCTCGGTCTTACTAAAAATGCTTTGGGTGGTGTGAAGGACGCTGCGGGTTTTGTGTTTGGTTTGTTCAAAGACGAAAAAGAAGTGATCCCTGTTTTTGCTGAGGACATGAGAAACGCTCGACAAGATGCGGACGACTTTAAGGAAGCGATCAAAAAAGCCCGCAATCCTTTAGATGAACTTACGACTTCAGTTGATAAAGCAGCAATCGCGATCGGTACTGCTGAGGCAGCGTGGAAGAATCTGATTGGACAGTTTGAACGCGAAGTCAGTTTTGACAAGTTAGACACCGACCTCAACACTTTGCGTGAGACTGCTGTTGCTGCGTTTAGTGGTGGCAAAGAAGAAATGGACGCGTTCCATGAAGCGCAGCTTGTAGTTGCTGAAGATTTCGCTAAGTTCGCTGCTAACTTCCCGCCCGAACTTTCTACCCAGTTGTCTATTGAGATCAACAGTATGGACATGCAACGACTTGAGCGTGCCGCGGGCCTAGTGAAGTTTCTTGAGTCCCCTATCGGTTCAAATGGGGTTGATGCGTCTATTTACCGTCGGGTGTCTACGCCTATGGTGGCGGGTGCTCGTGCTAACGGGGGTCCCGTAGGTCGCGGTTCAACCTACTTAGTGGGCGAGCAGGGTCCCGAACTGTTCACACCGGGCACGTCTGGGAACATCACACCAAACAACGCGCTAGGTGGCAGCACCACTATTAACGTCAATGTAAACGGCGGAGACCCGAACAGTATTGTGCGAGCCTTGCAGCAGTATGTGCGCCAGTCGGGACCAGTTCCCGTTAACACTCGAGCGATGTAATGCCGACAACATCGTGGCAATTCCTACTGAACGGGTCAACAGACTTTACGAGCAGTGTCCTTTCCGCAAATATCAGACAGGGCCGAGAAAAGTATTTAGACAACTATGCGGGTGGCTCACTCGTTCTGACCCTAAATAACAGTTCAGGGCTTGCTAGCACATTCAGTTTCAATGACAAAGTTTACGCAGCGAGCGAAACTTCAGGGACTGGTTACCGTGACGTGTTCACGGTGCAGGAAATCACTTTCAACGATTACCCCGGCAACACTGGTTTAAGTACAGCGACGATTGTTTGTGTTGACCCGTTGGCTAGAGCAGGTCGTTATCAGGCCACCAGCGTTGCTTTGACTCAGGCCGCTACGACTGCCCAAATGGAACAGTTCAACATTGTTGTTTTACCGTCCGATCTAACTGTTACCGATGTCTTGTCAAGTGTGGGTGATTCGATTGCCTCAGCACAAACGTATACGGGAACGGTACTCAACCAACTGAACATTTTGCAGGCCACAGAACGTGGAATTATTAGGACGAAAGCGTATGGCAGTTTTACGGGCCAGTTCATTTTCCCGTATGCCCGTAACGACATAGACGACAATGTGGTTACCGCTTTTACTTTTGGTCGTAACACTTCCGCGACTGTCATCGCGTATCAGGACTTTGAACGTATCCAAAACGGCACTTCTTTTATTAACACTGCCACGATTCAGCCTGAAGGTTTAGCGGCTCAGACACGATCTAACAGCGGGTCAATTACTTCCTACGGTGCGACGTTCTACAGCAGCTCCACCGCCGACTACACGACGACCCAAGCCCAAGCGAACGGTGATTGGATTGTCAACACTTTTTCAGACCCAATCAGTCTCAGGTTCAAAATAGGTTTTACGGACAGGGCACAAAACTCCACGGCTTACGCATCATTCTTAACAACATTCCCAAACATTGCTTTCAGTTTGCTTTACGATGTCCCCGGCTCAACTGAGGATATTACGGTTCAGGTCGTTTTGGAAGGCTGGACGATTAATGCAACACCTGAGCAGACAACTTACGAACTGTATTTTAGCCCGCTTAACTACTACCAATTCTTCATCCTTAACAGTGCCAGTCTGGGGACTTTGGGTGGCGGGAACATTGCTTACAACCAAGCTGAAATTACATATGATGATGCTGGTTGGATTTATAACGATTCAAACGCAGATGACACTGCAGGACGACTAGGTTGGTAACACATGGCTATTAACTACCCCACATCACTGGACACTTTCACGAATCCCACTGCATCAAGTCTGTTGACTTCACCGTCGCACGCTCAGCAGCACTCCGACATTAACGATGCGGTCGAGGCTTTGGAGGCAAAGGTCGCTATCGGTAACACGGTCTTAGGAACCTATACGGCATATACGCCGACGATGACCAACTTTACTTTGGGTAACGGCACAGTCAGTTCCAGTTACTGCCGAGTTAACAACTATGTCCACTATTTTGGAAAAGTAACTTTTGGTTCCACTTCAGTGGTTTTGGGTGGTGGACAGTCCCTATCAGTACCGATCAACATTGACTCAACGCAAACATCGTTTGGCAATGTCATCGGTTCAGCCCTGTTTTATGATGTTTCAGCGGTAGCGATGTATCCCGGTGTAGTTAACTGTGTTGGTAGTGCAAGCACTGTCTACTTACAGCAACAAAACTCAGCAGGTACTTACCTCACAGCAGCGGCGGTTGTTTCTACGATTCCGTTCACTTGGGCAGTTAACGACACTATTAACTGGAATGTTTTCTATAAGGCGGCATGATGAACCTATTAGCACCCCACGAAACCGAAGCGCCCGACGAATGGCTGGTAGAGCGTATGCGCCTAAACCGTGACCGACTCTTAGTCGAATCCGACTGGGCGATGATCCCAGACACACCAACCGACAAAACCGTGTGGGCGACCTACCGCCAAGCCTTGCGTGACTTCCCAGCAACATGGACACCAGCCCCAACCGTCACATTTCCTGAAAGGCCCTAAGCCATGGCGATTTCACCTAACGACAACTTCACTGCAGGTCAAGTTTTAACCGCCACAGAATGCAACCAGTTCCCCCGTGGTGTCATGGCTTACGCCGAATCAACAGCGAACTACACACTGACAACCAGCGATGTCATCGCCACTGGTATGACTGTCACATGGTCAGCGGTCGCCAACCGTTACTACCGAATCACCTACTACGAACCACAAGTCCAAACACCGTCAGCGGTATCAGGCTATGTCAACCTGTCAATCAAAGACACAAACGCTGCAGGCGCAACTATGAACTATGGGCGACTCCAAACGTCTGCAGCTCTCATGATGACAGGCAACGTGTGCGTAGTTG